TCCTTGGTGATGTTACGGCTGTTAGCGGTACCGATGGTCTGGTCGGCAATACGCTCACGGCTGTCCTTCGTACCAGGGGTACCCCAGAACTTATAGCGGTCTAACTGGACAGTTTGACCAGGCTGACGAGTGAAGTCATGCACGACCACAGGCTCGACTGCCATTTCTGCGATATACGCAGGATGGGGCCGATAGAGTTCGGCGCCCAAAATTTTTGGAAAGTCGTTATCAATGAACACTTTGTTTTATCCTCCAGTGTCGCAGGAAGTGTTTTATCGGGTGAAAGATTCAGACATAGATATGTCTTATCTAACACAAATTTTAGCAGTTGGTAATTTAATATTACATGTACTGCGTGGATGCATACGGAGTCACACCGTATTTAGCGCTTGCTGTGTTACTGGATCCAGGGGATTCTGGATCAATGGCCATACCTTGCTGGAATCCTGGTACACCTAAAGAGCTGGCTCCTGCACCCAAGGCAAGTCCACCTGCTCCTGCCGCAAGTGTCGTTGCGGGAACCAAACCAGCAGCAAAAGCAGGTTTAGCTGCGGCAGCAAGGTTTGCAGGTAAAGACAATAAACCTGTACGCGCAATATTACCAACGGTTTGTGGTGAATACAAAGTTGCAGCTTGGCCGCGACTCATGTATTCAGGACTGTTGACAATTCCTTTTTCAGCACGCTGTCTCACGGAACGTCCTGTTTTCCCAACTGGTTTATCAAGACCCTTTTCAATGAGACCGGGAACAAAATTGCCGTATTTACCAGCTAACTCAACAGCACCGCGAAGACCGCCATAAGCACCTAAGGCACCGGCACCTGCGGCAAGAGCAGCAGAACCTGGATCTTCACCTTGAGAAAGGGCGTACCCACCTGTGGCTAAGCCAGCAGCAATAGGTACGCCATAAGCTAAGCGATTACGCATCGCTTTACTCCATTACAAACAGTTTGTTTGCAACAACTTGAGGCTGAGCTTGGTTCAGGAGACGCCAGGCTTGTGCAGGATCCACATCCATTTGTTGCTTGAAGCTGCCCCAGAAGTTTTCAGGCTGTTGAGGAGCCGCTGCAGCAGGAGGAGCAGGGAACTGACCAAAGTTAGGATTCACTGGAGCAGTGGGATAACCACGGGTCTCAAGCTCTGCCTCGTTCTCATACACGGGGTATGGACCTTCAGGACCAAAGAACTTCAGGGTGTAATCGCTGAGAACGTCTGGGTTGGTCAGGATTTCGTTGTAAGCCAGATTCTCAGTGTGTTCACCAACAGCAAAGTTGGCATAACCTTGAATAAGATCTTTAGCTTGGGTGCCCCAGGCAACGGCGCTATCCAGCATCCCTTCGAGCTGAAGGGCATAGTTATTTAGGATTGCGGGAGCCTCGACCCCGTACGCGTCGATCACCATCCGGCTTTCGTTGCTCAGACCCAGGTAATCCGCGATTTGCTCCAACGAGGGATTCGAGGAAGTTTGGGAAGAGCTGGGCGAGTAAGCCTGGTTGGTTGATAAGGTCTGCGCTGCCCAGTTCTGCGTACCCTGGCCGCTGGTTTGTCCGTAATTCGCCGGGGTATACTGAGTTGTCGCTGGCGATGGTTGACCCTGGAACGGGGATTGAACTGGTGCGCTCAGCAGGTTCACCACCTTGTTGAACGCCGATTCCCATGGGTTGTTCTGGGTTTCCGCCGGTTGGGATTGGGGGACGTACTGAGTAGGGGCGGATTGGTAGCTGATATTCGGCTGAGGGACCGCTTGGGGGTAGCTGGTACCCACTTGATACGCCACTGGAGCTTGAGGTGCCGGAGCTTGGGCCGGTACCACGTAGCTGCTTGGAGCCACCGCCACTGGTGCTTGGCTCGTCTGTGGGATCGATTGGACGGTAGCGTCCTGCATAACTCATCTCCTTTTGTAGAGCTTCTAATGTTCGATACAGATATGGCGTTAAATCCAATCTTGGATCCGCAGCCATCGGAAGATCCGGTGCTTGCGGGTGAGGAGTCTGCATCATTCCCCCCACTAGTTTAGCAAATTGAGAGTAAGCACCCTGCAATTCGTTCACCATCCTGAACGGGAACCCAGATAACATCTCGGCCCGCTCCTCATCCGTCTTAGACGGGAAGAGGTATTTCAGTGCTTCAATGCTATCAACACCTAACTCCTGCAGGTTTCGTACCACGATGGAGTTGTTGAGGATGTCTTGGGTGGAGTCCTCGTAAACAGGGCCAAGCCACCGCCATAAAACAGTGACATCGCCATCGGGAATTAAACCCATAACACCTGGAGGAATCTGCTGGGCTTCCACGCAAGCAAGCATCAAGTTCTTCACTTGATCGTTGAATTGTTTAAGTGCTTGTTCGTAAGCCGCCTTCTCCTCTTCTGAAGCATCAGAAGCTGGTTTGATGGGCTTTTCGATTTGAGCGGCTTGAGCAAGAGTTGATTTAAACAACTGTTCTTCTTGATAAACAATTAGCTCTAAGCAACGACAAATACCATGGGTATAGATGGCATTTGCTTTTTTCTTCGATGTTGCAGAAACACGACCAAACAGTGATTTGTACTCAGTTGCGGTAACGCCAGCAGAAATAGAAAGTTCATCAACACCACCAAGTGCCGTACGAATCTCTTCTCGATACTGACGAGCAAATGCGTTTTGATCACCAGTAATTGCATCTGGAACGATATAACCAACTCGGTCGTTTGGTTCCAGGTTTGCAATAACGCGTGGAACACGGATCTGGCCATCGATGCCACGGCTGACAGGATCAGCCTTGAACATCGAACGACTCATTGGAGATGGGCTCGTGAAGCCAGAGTTCGCAGCGATAGAAGGTCGCTGTACCGCCATATCGCCTCCAGCCTCCATGAGGTCTGTCTTGGGACGAGACGACAACAATGTTGGATTACCAAAGAAGGTGATATTTTTACGCATGGTGCGCATCAATTCATCATGCGTGATGATGTGATTTGCCATCGCATCAAATTCACCAACGCCTTCATTGGAGAAGCCTTTTGGATTGTTAAGGATTTCTACGCAAGGAATGAAGCCAAGACTATTAGTAAAAGTTTGAGTTTTACCTGGTGTCGCATAGTTTGGCATCTCGAAAGAAATTTCACCTTCCGAATGCACTTCTTCAATAGTGTCATTTTTGATTGAAAGTTTGATATAACGTTTAGCTCCTTGGCCTCCAGTGGTTGCTGTACCTGTAATCGATGCTATGTTAATACCTTCATTAAGGCCAAATCCTTTTTTGACCTTATAGCTGTAGATGATCACCACCTCTTCCAGTTCACCGTCTACGTTGTAATACGCTCGATATTCATGCTCACGGAAATAGTAGAGACGATAACTGAATTTAGTAGGACGAATATAGAAAAGGCCCTTACCATCGCACAGGAAATACTCCCAGATCGAATCCAGGCGCGTATCCATCTTGTTGTACTTCATCACACGATCGATGAAGTCTTTGCGCTGATTACCGAAGTTATCTTGTGACGGAAAAAATTCAACTCCTTGGCGGATGCCAAAGAGCTTCATTTGAGCAATATGGGACGCAACAATGCCCGTATCAACAACAATATTGCTGTCCTTATCCAGGTAAGCGTTGATGATTTCTTGTAGACGGGCTTTAGCGTCAGCCATTATTTACCTTTATATCTTATAAGTTTAACGTATTTTAAAAACGTCCGCCATAACGTGCGTATGCACCCGCATCATTTAAGTTTTGCGGACCAAGACCAGGGACATTCATATTTTGATTTTGATTCAACCGTCTATTAACAAAAAAGTCAATGCCAAAACCAGGCAAGCCCTTTGGTTGCCCAACCGTACCTGTTGCGCTAACAGAGTTGGTTTCTGGATAATACGTGCCAGTGGCATTAATACGACCTTTTTCACCTAAAGGAATATTCAATTCACCGCCAAATTGAAGACCGCCTTCTTCCGGATTTAAATACTTCATATTTGGACGGAAAGAAAACACGTTAGGCTGAGCAGGACCCTGAGGCGCTCCTTGTTGCATCAAACCGCCCATCTGCATGGCGCCGCCTAATGCACCTGCGTTACCCATGGGAGGCATCCCTTGAGCCAGAAGATTGGAGCCTGCCGGAGGCAGCGCTGGAGCTGGGAATGGTTGATTCTCAAAATCTTTTGTTTCTTTACCTGGCAAAATAGGAGTTTTGTTCCAAGGTTCGCCACCTTGGATCTTAAAACGAGGATCAAGAAGCGGATTACCACCTGCAACAGCGCCTTGATTACCGATATAGCCGCCGTATGTGCCCCCTGGCTGCGAATAATAACGCATCATTTAACATCCGTCAATACGTTTATTCTACTCTTCTATAACCTCGTAGCCAGCTGCGTCATTGACTTTAGTAATGACGATACCAGTACCACGGACATCCCAGTTGAGAACATCGCCTTCTTCCCAGCCAAGCTCTTCAGTCACTTCATCTGGAAAGACAATGTATTGATCGCCGTTTTCGTCCTCCTGGACCTCAAGAATGTAACTCATTTTGACTCAAGCAATTTATCCACTAGCTTATCAAGCTTTGCATTGATCTGATTAAAGTTGTCATGCATCTGTTGGATTTCTCTCAGGAAGTCTACCTTGAGAACGTATTCCAAAGGCATCCGTTTTAAGTCGTCTTCCAAAACATCAATCCTGCGTTTTTGAGATCCGATGTAATTAAAAGCTTGCTGAATCTGATCGTTTTGCCTGCCCAGGATTTTGCCTGCAACCCAACTGCCACCAGTAACAGCAGATACAACGGCCGTTAGACCGATGGCAATGTATTCAGGACCCACGACTAGAATAAGCTTTTTTCTAATTTTAGGATTTAGTAATCGAGCTGGAGTTTGCCTTTGCGCATTAATCCATTAATCATCCAGACCAGTGCGTCAACACAGTCATCATGACTGCTGACACCAAAGTTGGTTAGCTCTTCAAACATGGCGGTAAAGTTGCGATAACGATTGAAGATGATCTTACGGTCTTCAAAAAGACCCATGCAGCCTCGGAAACGTGCCAACTTATCTGCACGGAATCCTTTAACAGGATGCCAATTTAAGTTATAAAGACTTTCGTTGTTCAGACAGACACGTTTAAAGTCGGCTTCCAGGGAAGCTTGGTACTGCACAGCTTCTGAATAAATGTCACACGTGGAATAGGTCGGGAAGTAATTGCCGTTTTCATCTCGGCCAAGGATTGACCAATCATTGAGCAATTCTTTAAGCGCATCTAGTTTTTCTAGGTTACCCATGACGCGCAAACGGCGGTAATCAATTACATGGATCTGATCACCGATGCGTCCACCAAGAACCATTACAGTGTAATCATTCTTTTCTTTAGTGCCAGCAGAAAGATCAACTCCAATAGCAAGCGTATCAAACTCTGTAGCAATCTCAGCTTTGACGATTAGTTCAGGCGCAAGAGACAATTCGTTTTGTCTGATGACCTGATTCATGTACTGGAATGAAAAAGCAATAGGTGCCTGCCTTTTCTTTTCCTTTAAGTAATCCAATGACCACATCTCTGGCCAATACGACCGTTCATCCCCTGTTTTGGGATCATTGAGAATGGCGGAAAGAACAATCTGTAACCAGTTGTTTTGGGTGTTGAAAGTTGTGGAGTGAATGTCGTCATGCCTGAAACGAGTACCAAGGCAAATTGCCCTGGCTCCTTCAAACATAGTGGGTGCGATCACGGCGTTCCAGTTGTCCTGCATCTGTTTACGGATGTCAGGGTTTGAGATGTCCGCAGCCGACTTGATAGCGTCATCGATGATGACCAGGTGTGAACGCTTGGAGGTCACTGAACCCTTAAGACCAGCAGCGCATAACGTGAACTGTTCTTCACCC